ACTATATAAGTATTATTTAAGTAATATACTTATAAAGACTTTAAAGTGTGAAAGTTGGACTGTAAACCCCAGTGTCTTACGACACGATTGAAAGGATAATTTTATGTCTATAGAAATGATGAATGATGATGACATGGACTTGGTACAGTATGAATGCTGGTATTGGTCTGTCATTGACAGTATGGCTGAATTAGTTATGAACAATGGTCGTGATAAGGTTATGTCTCATGTTGCTGAGGCAGTCTTAAACAAGGTTCACAGTGGGTATGTACCTCCTCAGGAAGACCCTTTCGCATGGTAATGGCTATCTTTGTCGCCATCGTAACTGTAATTAAACTGGTACTAAGCAAATGAACATAGACGATAACAAACCATGGCCTTTCCCGTCACACTTTGGTGACACCCATGAGGATGACAAACTAAAGGCTGATTGTCTAGCCTTGCTACAGGACTTCACTGCCTTCCAGCTTAGGGGTGAAATCTACTATGGCTACCTTGATGTGAGAGCATTGAAGGTCATTGAAGAACTACGTAAGGACAGGGATGAAACTAAATCTAGTACGTAAACCTAAGCCTGAGTCTAAACTCATTAAGCATATTGCCTGTGATGCGTGTGGTAGCTCAGACGCTAATGGGTTGTATGATGACAATCACACCTACTGCTTTTCATGCAACACTTACTACAATGAGATGGATGCTGATGAACTGTCAGTCATGCGAGATGCAGTAGCACCACGAAAGCAAACAATGCTAGAGATTAAAGGTCAGATTAAAGCAATACCTGATAGAGGTATTACCCTTCAAACCTGTGAGAAATATGGAGTTACACAAGAAAATGGACAGCACTTTTATCCTTACACTGACGATGCCGGAGGAGTTGTTGCAGCAAAACTTAGACGAGTGGCAGACAAAACTTTCAGCATTCTTGGAACATTCACGAATGCTAGGCTTTTCGGACAGCAGCTCTTTCACGCTGGTGGCAAAGCAGTCACCATCACTGAAGGAGAACTTGACGCTCTAGCAGCTTTTCAGATGAATGGTAGCCTCTACCCTGTGGTGTCAGTCAGAAACGGTGCACAGGCCGCTTTAAAGGACTGCAAGGCACAATATGAGTGGCTTAACTCCTTCGATAGCATTGTTATCTGCTTTGATGCTGATGAGCCGGGTAAGAAGGCATCTAAGGAAGTGGCTGAACTGTTTGGTCAGAAGGCTAAGATTGTGAAGCACCTGAGTGGCTACAAAGATGCTTGTGATTACCTGATTGCAGGTGCTACCAAAGAGTTCGTGAATGAGTGGTGGAGAGCTGAGGTGTACATCCCTGATGGCATCATCAATGCAGCCTCACTGTGGGAAGAAGTGATTAAACCTGAGGCTAAGGCTGAGGCTATGTACCCTTGGAAGGGCTTGAATAAGCTTCTCTATGGTATCAGACCATCAGAGTTAATCACAGTCACTGCAGGTAGTGGCTTGGGTAAGAGTCAATTCCTACGTGAAATATTGTTCAATATACTGAACACTACCAAGTGGAACATTGGAGGCTTATTCCTCGAAGAGTCCACTCGTAAGACAGCTCGAAGTATCATGAGCTTACACGCTAACAAACTATTGCACTTACCTGACACTCCAACAACTGAACAGGAGCTTAAAGATGCTTTCGATGCAACACTTGGTACTAATCGTGTTTATCTCTTTGACCATTTCGGTAGCAGTGACGTTGACAACATTGCCAACAGAATCCGATACATGGCTAAAGCTTGCGATTGCAGGGTTATCTTTCTTGACCACATCAGTATTGTTATATCTGGTCAAGACAATGGAGATGAGCGTAAGGCTATTGATAACATGATGACGAAGCTTCGTACACTGGTGCAGGAGCTGGAGATTACCTTGATCTGTGTCAGTCACCTTCGTAGACTGCAAGGGAACCAAGGTCACGAAGATGGGGGCAGTGTTTCACTGTCTCAGCTCAGAGGCTCAGGTGCTATTGCTCAGCTGAGTGATGCTGTGATTACATTGGAGCGTAACAGCATGGCAACAGATGACAATGAGAGACATCAGACTAAGGTAGCTGTGGCTAAGAATCGTTACAATGGCTATACAGGCCCAGCGTGTGTGCTGAAGTATGATATGAACACTGGACGCATGGTTGAGATGCAGGAGGAGGTGCTATGAGTAAGGGAAGTACACCTAGACCTTTCAGTGTAGCTCAGGAGCAGTATGATGCTCGGTGGGACATGATATTTGGCAGGGATAAGGGTGACAAAGAACGTGATAGGCGTGAAGATGCCTTAGCTGAAGTACAACGATTAGGACAAGAGATTCAACCCGATGATGAGGAGCAAGATAAATGAGTGCATGGTTAATTGCTGTAGTTGGAGTGGTCTACACTATCGTAGCCATTGACTTGATCGTCAAAGGCAATACTGGTCTGGGTATAGCCTTTGTAGGTTATGCACTGGGTAACGTAGGACTGTACATGGAGGCTGCAAAATGACAAAAGATAAAATTATTAGCAAAGCAAAACAAGATGATGAAATTGAGTTAATAGACTTTATAAAGTTGGCTATCTTGCAAGAGCGTAAGATATGTGCTGAGATTGCTGAGTGGTGTATTGAAAACCATCTTGAACACCACATACCTGAGCGTATTAGATCCAGAGGTAACAAATGATTAAAGGAACCATTAAAGACGTATGGGCTGTGCATGAGAAACGTAAGGAACGTATCAGACTCAAGCAGCGTGAGTGGGTTCAACGTAATCGTGACAAGGTTAATGCTTACAAAGCAGCCACAAAAGAACGTAAGAGAGCTGTCATGTCGATGAATGTCAATAATGTAGTCAGGTCACGTTATAGGACTGACTTCAGGAATACAGTGTATCATTGCCCTGAACTAACTTATCGAGGTAAGGTAACATGATTGACGTAGACACAATAGCTGGTAGAATGTTGGACTTGGAGACTAAGTACTATGAAATGCAAGATAAGTATCAGTTACTCATTCACCACTATGAAGACTTGAAAGCAGAATATGAAGAATACAGAAACAAAAGAGTGCACGAATTGCAGCGTAACAAAGAGTCTTGACTTCTTTTCACGGGCTAAAGTAAAAAAGGATGGGACATATAGCTATCGTGCACAATGTAAAAAGTGTACAGCAGTAAGCAATATAAACCGTTACTATGATAAAGGTGGAAAAGTAGCGCAAGCTCACAGAGCACGTAAGCATAACCTTAAAAAGTATGGCTTAAGTGTTGAGCAATATGATAAGATGGTTGAAGAGCAACAAGGTAAATGTAAAATATGTGGAGCTTCTGAAAACATAAGAGACTTCAAACTTTTTGTAGATCATTGCCATAACACAGGAACTGTTAGAGGACTGCTATGTCATAACTGCAATGCTGGTTTAGGACATTTTAGAGATTCTCAAGACATACTTCAATCAGCTATAAGGTACTTAAATGAAAGTAGTTCTTGATATTGAAACTAATCTTAGTCACGATAAGATATGGCTATGTGTTACAAAGAATATAGATACAGGGGAAGTTTTTGTATGGAAAGAAGCAAAGAGCCTAGGGGAGTATTTAAAGGCCGCTACATTGATAATCGCTCAGAACGGAATAGGCTTCGATTTCTCGATACTCAACAGGCTTTGGAATACGAAGATTCGCTTGAACCAAGTGTTCGATACACTGATAGCCTCAAGACTGCTAGATCCCTCAGTAGAGAACGGGCACAGCTTAGACGCATGGGGCAACAAAATGGGGACGATTAAGAAAGTTGACTACAAAAGGATATGGGAATGGCTAATGGACAAACGAGAGGAGTATAAAGGTGAGTGCTTCAATGTTCCTCACATGGCTCTTCTGGAGTATTATTGCATTAGGGACGTTGAGGTCACTTGCAATCTTTATAAGCATATTACTGATGAACTCACTACGAAAGACTTTTCACAAGAAAGCCTTGCTCTTGAGCATAAGGTAGCAGCTATCATTGAGGAACAGACACGCAATGGATTCAAACTCGATCAAGCCTATACCACTTGCTTACTTGCTGACATCAAAGGAAAGATGGCTGGAATCTATGAGCAGATGCAAGAGAGATGGCCTCCAACAGTTACACCAAGGTTCCACAAGACAAGTGGAAAGCCCATCAAAGACTGCATTGATACTTTCAATCCGGGAAGTAGAAAGCAAATTGGAGAGAAGCTGATGGAGCTAGGATGGAAGCCTAAGGTGTTTACTGAGAAGGGTCAAGCTATTGTCGATGAGTCTGTGCTTGCTAAGGTTCCTCTACCGGAAGCTCAGTTGATTGCCACGTACCTGATGCTACAGAAACGTGTAGCTCAGATTGAAAGCTGGTTAGAGTCTGTAGGCAAGGACGGTAGAGTGCATGGTAAGGTTATAACGAATGGCGCAGTATCAGGTAGAGCTACTCATAGTTCACCTAATATGGCGCAGATTCCCGCTACAAGGTCAGAATATGGTAAAGAATGTAGAAGTTGCTGGACTGTTGAGGAAGGTAATGTCCTTGTCGGTACAGATTTGTCTGGTATTGAGCTGCGTTGTTTTGCTCACTATCTTAATGATACTGAATATTCAAATGAGGTTGTAAATGGAGATGTCCACACGAGAAATCAGAAGGCATTTGGAGTCGCTACGAGAGATCTTGCCAAGACTGTGCTATATGCCACACTCTACGGTGCTTCACCGGGTAAAGTTGGTACAATTATTGGTGGTTCAGAAAAGCAAGGGAGAAAGATTATTGATAATTTTCAACGGAACGTCCCAGCATACGCAACGCTTAAAAAGAAAGTATCTAAGTTCGCTGCTAAAGGGTGGATACCGGGTCTTGATGGACGTAGATTGCAGATTAGATCTGAGCATAGCGCACTTAATACACTCTTGCAGTCGGCAGGAGCGATTATTGCTAAGCAATGGATTGTGTGCTTTCACAAGGAACTCACTGCTAAAAAGATACCATTTAAACTCGTAGCATGGGTTCACGATGAGGTACAAATTGAAGTTCCTGAAAAGTATGGTACAATGGTAGGTGAGATTGTTGTTAAAGCAGCAGCCGATGCAGGTGAGATTCTGAAGTTTAGATGTCCTGTAGGAGCTGAATTTAAGACTGGAAAGAATTGGTATGACTGTCACTAAATATCCTAACGGGTACTTTAAAGATAAGAACTGCAAGGCTTGTGGAGGTGTTTTCACTCCTACTAATCCTTGTAACACTTATTGTTCTACTGCCTGTAGAGGTAAGAATGCTTACTACAAACGTAACTATGGTATTGATGATGCTGAGTTAGCTAAAATGAAGGAAGACCAAGACTATAAGTGTTATCTTTGTGGCTCTGAAGGCTTTAAAATAGGTAAAAACAACCACACAGAGCACTTAGCTGTAGACCATAATCATAAGACAGGTAAAGTTAGAAAGCTTTTATGTCATAATTGCAACAGAGGATTAGGACTATTTATGGACAATCCTGAACTCATGCGCAAGGCTGCAAGTTATGTCGAAGAACATTGATAAGAATCAAATACTATTTAACGTTGAAGGAGACACTTTCAAGGTTAAGATAGGAGAGGATCTAGATCTTGAAGAGGTATATACAGTGTTGGCTTCAGCATTGGTATATTTGGAAGATCTAGCTGAGGGTAATGTAGCTCACCCATTTAAAGAGCTACACTAAAGAAAGAGGATATGTAAATGGTATTCGATGTTGAACCTAATGAAGCTGCCTTCATTGTTCGAGTGATTGGACAACTACCTACTGAGTCAGGTGCATTCCCATTGCATCAGAAGCTGGTGGCTCAGTTCCAAGAGCAAGAGAAACAATCAGCAAATGAACCCACAGTGACTGATGTTACTGCTAAATAATTTAACTTAAATAGCTGCGTAGCAGCGGAGGAAAATGAAATGAGTATTGATACACTGAAACCCGTTAAAGTCGCTGGTGAAATCTTCTGGAGTAACTGGATGAACACCTTTAACACTAAGTTCAACGAAGACAACAAGAAGTACGAATGTACTATTGGTAACTTGAGCGATGCAGCCTGTGAGAAGCTTAAAGAACTGGGCATCAACATCAAGAACAAAGAAGGAATGGGTAACTACATTGTTGCCAAGTCAACTTACTTGTTCGCTCCTGTGGACGAAGGAGGTGATCCTGTAAACATTGCTTTGATGGGTAATGGTACTAAGTGTCATGCAGTTATCTCATCATACCGTCACAAGATGTCAGCTAAGTTTGGTGCTGCACCGTCAATTAAGAAGTTGATTGTGACTGAATTGAAGGTGTACGTTCCTGAAGGTGCTGAGGAAGAAGAGACTGCGGACGATGTCCTCTAAAAAGCCTACTGAGGCTATTGTAGATGCTGACTTTTTAGTTTATAAAGTTGGCTTCTCCAATGAGGAGGAAGAGGAACGGTGGGCACTAAATCGACTCACAGAGTGGTTTACCGATATAATCTATATGCGCTTAAAGTGTGATGACTACAGAGCTTGGATTACAGGTAAGACTAACTTTAGATTCGAGGTAGCTACCACTGTTCCTTACAAAGGTAATCGTAAGGATGCTCCCAAGCCTAAGCACTATGAGGCTCTTCGCAAACATCTCATGAAGCTCGGTGCTAAGATGTCTGAGAACGAGGAAGCTGATGACTCTGTAGGCATAGCGTCCACTGAAGGTAACTACTGGATCGTCCACGTTGACAAGGATCTAGATCAGTTACCGGGGTGGCACTATAATCCTGTAAAGGATGAGGAGTATTATGTTACTGAGTTTGAAGGCTTGTACAGTTTCTACAAACAGATACTGACAGGTGACAGAGTTGATAACATTGAAGGTATCAGAGGTATTGGCCCTGTAAAGGCTGATAAGATTCTCAAAGACTGTACAACTGAAAAGGAATTATATGAAGCTTGTATCAAGGCTTATGACGGCAATACTGACAGGGTACTGGAAAATGGAAAGCTCCTATGGCTAAGAAGGGAACCAAACCAGATGTGGCAACCTCCTTCAGTCTCGCAGGCTCAGTCTGGTACGTTAACTACGTAATGCACATGGATGACATGGGTAAGTGTGACCCTGAGAAGCAAACCATTACTATCCGTATGGACATGAATAAGCAGACCACTGAGCAGACCTTCTACCATGAGTTAGTTCATGCCATTATGTTCACAATGGGTAAACTAAACCATGATGAAGA